AAATAACACCTCTATGTTAATTTTATTTTTGTTGGTTATCACTATGTTGGCGTTGGCTTCGTTACTGGAGTTACAACCGCAGCGAACCATTCCGTATCAGTGGAATCTTTCAATTCGGCCCAATCATAACGAAGATTGAGCGTAATTTCGGTTAAGTCGTCTCCACTATAATCTAACTCTCCATAAGACACTCCGATAATGAAGGCATTCTGAAGCGTCCATTGCTCCACCATCGTACCCTTTCCATCGATTTGCTGAATTATCACGCTTACCAAGTTTTCGACGGCGGCAGCCTTTGATATAGTAGTTGTATCATTCGGGCTCGCCGGAGGGGAATAGCCGGAAGCTTGGATTATCTTAGCGGTTTCGGCAGCTGCGTCTGGAGATACTGGGTCTACTAAAACTACGCTAACTTCACCCCACTCTACGCGACCGGGATAGTAGAATTTATGATTCAAATAGTTATGTTCGATGGACGAGATTGTAATCTCGGGCTTTTTACATGATTTGGCATACCATGTCGCGCCGGAGGCCATCCCATTTAAATAGACAATAAATCTATATTGTCTTTTCGGATCTCTTCCGTCGCCGCCTGTGGGGGTGGTCCAAAAATTAGATACTGCGGACATGAGTCATGATCTCCCTGGGTTGGTATGGATAAGTAGTATGAAAAATATTTTTAATCATCAAAAGAAGCTCCAGTCCGAGTTATAACAAAGTCAACTGCAATAAATTCGATTGCCCTTGCTGGCTTCAAGAATATCTTTGCATAAAGAATGTTCTGATCAATCAGATCCGGGGTGGTGGTGGTGCTATCTAAGACAACTTTAAACTCGGTTAAGCCTAAGTTGGCCTGTACCAGGGCCAAGAATCCATTCGTGGGGGCCAGGAAACGATTCCATGTCACTTGAACATTCTGATCAAAAAGAACAGTGGCGGCGATTCGTGATATTTTCTTTTTGATATAAATCATCAAGCGCCTTACATTAATTCGGTCCAGTGCGCTTTGAGTGCGCTGTAAAGTTTTCTGGCCGAAAACTACGATTCCTTCAGCTGGGAACTTGGCAATCGGATTAATATTAGCTTCATAAAGCCGGTCTCTATCTTTTGAAACAAGTCGTTCAGAAACATCTATTACCGGGATGGCCGATGTGGCACTCAAGCCGGCTCGGTTGAATCCTGCGGGAGCAAACCAAACGGCCGCTTTGTCTTCAGATGTGGCGAACACGCCTAAAATAGCAACACTAGGGGGAGCCCACAGCGTTCTCTTCGCATCCGTGTCGCTGATCTGTACCCATGGATAGTAAGTACATGCGTAGGAAGTGTTAAGCTGTCGGGATTTCAGGGATGAAATGGCCGATGTAACACTACCATACCGCGAGGATGCAGGGTTGTCGTTTTCAGTGAAAGGGGTGTATACATGCGGAATATCAATCAAGGCTAAAGCGTCTGCTCGTGCTTCACATATCTCAATCAGATCCGTTGTCAAACTCTCTTCTGTCACTCCTGGCATTGTGATTAGGTTGCACTCCACAAACTCTGGATCCGCCACTGTTTGCATCGCCCGGCGCAATGTGTAATAAGGAGAGCTACTAGTTTCAGTTACTGAACTTAACAAAGAATTCCGGAATGGCTCTAGCTCAGTAATATCCAATCCGTCGAAACCTCCGAATAATGGGGCTGTAAATCGACTACAGTCTGCGTCCAATACGGCTTGAAAAGTATTCGGTGACCCAGATGAGGCTGTTCCTGCGGTTATGGATGACATGTCATTTCTGGATCCAGAGATCCAAAATACTTCGGTAATATCTCCGGCAGATGAAGTCTGTCCGACCACCAAATCATCTAGCGTAAACACCCACTGAGGCTCATATCCCGGGCCCTCGTGGGTCAGTGTATTCGTTTCAGCCAAAGCCATAGGAATTGGCCATAAGTAATCTGCATACCCGTCATCATAGAGGTCGTTGATTCCGCTTTCCATATTCAACTGAGTGGTTAGGCCGAAATAAGCCTGGTCCAGATTAGTCTTGCCGGCAGAGGAAGTGTGTCGCAATGCAACTTCTGGGAAGTTTAAGGATGCGGTATATTGAGGAATTCCAAAAACCGAAGCAGAGCCGGTGGAAATACCGGCTCCGGCGCCTGTGATGGCATAAATAGAGTTCGTACCTCCATTGACCCAACTTGCATCAGATCCCGTGCAAACTGAACCAGATCCTACAAGACAAGATTTAAATTTGGGAGGACCATAAACTCCGAAGGGAAGATAAGCGGGATCAAAACCGCCATCGTCCAATACATTATTCATTTCAATACGAACATATCGTGATTGGTTATTATAATCTCCCCTGGCTAATAATCGATCTTGGACATCACTCCAAATCATAAATTTGTCACCAATTCTCTTTTTAATATAGTCTGGAGAAGCTGGATTTAAGCTAAGTTTATCATAGCGCTCTACTACTTCTGGCACCTTATCAGTATCAGAAGCTGATCGTAGAATAACGGAGAATGTTCCGTATTGCAAAGATGTAATACTGGATGCGGCATCTCCAGCCGTAATATTGGAGATGGACACCTTAAGATTGTCTTGAATCCAACGTCCCCCATCTCGCGAATGGAAGCGGAAAAGTTGCGGCATTTTATCGGGCGCGAATGAAGCCGAATCGGTCGATATATCCTGACTAAAGAACCATCCAGTTTTTGCTTCCTGGAAAGGGATACGATAATCAGCTTTGTTATGACCATTTACTCCTGGTTGTTCCAAAGGAACCAAAGTAGCATAAGCGTTGGCCGCAATAATACGTTCGGTAGCAACGGTTTTCTCATCAGCTTTTAAATTAATCCAGCTCGCATAACTTTCTCCAAGCCAATAAAGATTTTGTCCTTGAGAAAACCCGCTGCTGTCGACAACATCTGCGTTGGTTAGTTGTGGGTTGGTATTAAATACTTTTCGAATAAAAGTATCCGAACTCTCATTAAAGTTAAAGTTGGTCGTATACACCACCGCGCCGGAGTCATCTAAAATAGAAGCTCTATATTCAAAGTTAGAAGCAACATTTGGCTCCCAGAGTCCACAGGTACCGCCCGTCACATTGAAGCCGGCGGGGCCCGAGCCGGAAGATGCCAAACTTCCAGTTAAAACAACGGCGCCTGATTCAACATAAAAAATTCCTCCAAGATATCCTTGTCTTGGATTAACGGTACCGCTTTGGCAAATAAAGAGTCCATAGGCGCCGCCGTTATCGTTAATTGTTGTGGTATTATCGTTCGTTGTCTCCCAACCAGCGAGGCCGGCCGGTGATTCGACGGCAGAGTGCTGACATCCTAGAAGACGTAAATATGTAACCGAACCTACGTTCGGTTCAAAATAGGCTTTAGCTCCGTACATTCCGTAGGTAGGTCCTGCGCGATTGCCTTTTCTCCAGACATCTCCGCCAGTGCGTCCAGGAACTGGATTTCCAAAAAGTTGAATATAATCTGAAAAAGATTGCACCTTGATCGGGCGCATAGCTGGCCCGAAGGGGGCGCGCCCAATAATAATGGGACCCATGGCCTCATCATCGGCGGGTACCTGGGAGTTATCAACCTCGCTGAGAAATATCCCCGGTGATACAAATTTAAATTTCTTAACGGACATGTAATAGTTCTCCTATCCTAAAATATGGACCTTGACATTCTATGGCTTTCAACCTATAAATAGTCTAATAAAAACTCAAAATCTATATAATTATAGACTTCATTTCTTTGTGGGTGGCTTGTCCCATGGGCGTGCATCTCCAAAAATAACCCTCTCACGAGGGATCTGAACTTGTACGAAAGATTCCCGAGTAGCATACGATGGACGGCGCTCGTTTTTTCCAGCGCCGAGCAAATAAGCCAATATTTTTAAATTGATAGTGGCTTTATAGATCCTCTCTTCATCTCCGAGATTAGAAGTATTATTCTCGATTCCGAAGTCTCCCTCTATGAAGCCTTCAAACCGGTGACCATCCCATTCAATAAAAAAGTTACTAATTTGGCCAGTTCGTACCATAAGAGGAGAAAACATTTCATTTAATTGTTGCTGATATTCCGCATGCAAAATAAGCTCATAGTTGGCCACCACATACACGGGCATCGGGGAATATAAAGTATCATAAACAGTTTTAGTCTTCGGGAGAGGAAAATTCTCATCCCTCCCTTTCGTTAATTTATTTGCGTCAGCATTATTAAAGTTAGAAGTTTTATCTGGATTGATCCTGCGCGCATATGGAACCGCTCCCCCTTGGGCATCGTTTTTGGGAGGGATATGAGCCCAAGCCACTCCCTTCATATTTGGGTCTTTAATAAGCGAGGTTCTATTGACGGTCATTAAAGGGAGTATCAGGCGCCCGTTCGCATCCCGCATATCTTTGTTATCTTTTATTTGGAATGCTCTTTCATTGGCTACCCATATAAGATTTACTTTTTTCCACCCTTTATTGGTGGTAGCAAAGATATCTAAATCACTCTTAACCCAGTTGAAGAGGGCTCTATCTATGGTTTCAATAGTTGAGGGGGTAAGCGCCATGGGCTGCACTACTTGCTGCGGATTTTCATCCTGTACAGCTATTTTATCATCTGTAAAATATTCCCGATAACCTTTATATTTTTCTTTTTCACTGGGCATCAAAAAGTCCCTCTCTAGCCATTAGGCAGACGGCCGATATTTCAAATGCATGCTCGACTTGCCCAAAAAGCATACGCGGTAGAGATGTTTTAGTAATCTCATACAAAGTTTCCCCATATAAAATAAAATCTCCTTCGCGGACGAAGGTATCTTGATCCTCACATAACCGTCTACGATGGAAATGAATAGTTAAATGCCACTCCTTATCCAACCCCATATTATCTGCATAAACTGTAGTTGCATCTGGCCACTCAATTAAAGCATAAACTCTAACGGGGGATAAAAAACTTTTTTCGATGGCTTCCCCGTAAAGCGAATGATAGTTACTTTTATCTCGGGAAATCGGGTAGTAAACTATTTGTTGGCCTATCACTCTTTCGAGCAATTCATCGTTAACCTGTTTAACTAAATTTCTTTCTTTTTCTCCCAAAAAGAGAGGTGGAGGGGGGGCTTCGGGCTGTTCCCACTTCCCCTGATCGGGGTTGGGTTTGCGAGGGCCATCGTTCCATTCATCGTCATTTGCCATGTATTAGATTATCCTTGATAAATAAGCATGGGGATTTCTTTAAAAATCGCCTCCACCGATCCGGCTATTTCTGCGTCATCTTTCATAAGTTGATTATATGTAACTTGTTCTAAAATTTCTTTCAGTTCATCTCTCAAAGCTGTTTGTTCGGTCGCGGCTTGGCCCAAAAGTTCAGTGGCGTTCAATTGAGTATCGTTTCCGGGAATAGGAATAGAAGAAAACTTTCCTCTGATCTGTCCCAATGTTTCTTTAGATAAAGCTAAAGAGAATCGGCGGATCCATTGTTTACCAATAGCATTAATATTTTCATAAGGTATATTATCAAAAGGGATTGTATTTAAGTTATTTATTCCATCAATCCCCATATCATAGGCATTGTCGTTCTCCCAAGCATTTGGCTCGACATTAAAGTCAACCCACATTTTATTATAGGTATCGATGACTTGAGGTGTAGGAAAAATTCTTAATCTTGTGTCTTTTAGCTCATATGAATAATGAGATAATCGTGTCCATAAGTGATCTTCATAGGCCATGGCTTGAAGTTTATTTTGCCACACCGGAATAATTTCGAAAGTAGAATCGTCAGTATATTGACCATAATACAAAAGGTTACCCACTACATTTAATCCGCCATAATATCCGAAAAAGCGCCACATTGCTTGAGGCGTTTTAAAATAAACTTTGCGGATGATACATCGTTTATCTCCAACCACCCCAAAAAAGTCTGAGGTTGGACTTGTAGCAGATTGCGAAATAATAGCTTGTAAATCATAATCTTGAATATTTTGACGCAGATTAAAAGAAGCCGAATAGATCGGAATAGTTCCTCCGAACCCAGCCTCATGAGAATAGCCATCGCCAACTCTGCGAGAATATTGGAAAGTAAAGCGAGGGAATTTTAGGTTAACACCTGCGGGCCCGGTGAGAAGCTGACCATCTTGATCGAAAGTCCCTGTCTGTTGACCCAAAACATCAGAAAGAACATTTTTTGTCTGATGAAGGTTCACTAGATAACTGTATTCGAGAACTGCTTCCTGATAATTAGCATATACATTACCTTCCTTGAGTTCGATATCTAAAACATCTCCTCCTAGTTTTTTATAAGTATAGGCCACCTGGTCTACCGCGCCGGAAACGAAGTTTGCGTCATATAAGGATTCTCCCACGACTCCATAAATAGAGAGAGGGAGTGTGGTTCCAACATTCGCAGCGGTGCCAGTGATAGGCAAAATAGATTTGCTCATCTGACTTATAGGGGTTAAAACGGGTAGTGCCATATAGGTTCCTCCATCTTTAAATAGTTTTTATATACACAAAACCCCCCTCTGTTTCCAGAGGAGGGTATATATTTAAGTTTTTTAACTAGCCTATTTCACTAACCTAGCAAATCCTCTACAACGACAAGACCATACATATCTGGTCGAACCATCTTCTTGGCGTAACGAGTCATAACACCCTTACGCGGCACAAAGTCTTCCGGTCCAAAAATGGTCGGAGTCATCTGGAGTGGCACATATGGCGCGTATACATATCCGCTTTCGAGGAAAGAAGATCCCTTACGACCTACCAGAA